AATACCATTAGCAAGGGTGGAGATTTAAACGCAACCCTTAATGTTATATGGGATGAACAAACCGAAGCATTATTTGCAGCTATCATTAGTTTTTGGTTTGGTTCTCGCGCAATGCCTAAAATAAAACAACTTAACAAATAAAAAATATTATGAGAATATCAAAGAATTTTTGGCTTAGTGAATTGACTAAGAGCCCTACCGCCGAAAGATTTGGAATATCAAACGATCCCTCAAGTGAACATCTAGTTAATCTTACAGTAGTAACACATGAAATTTTACAACCCGTAAGAGAACATTTTGGTGTCATTACGGTGAATAGCGGCTACAGATCGCCCACTTTGAACACTAAAGTCGGCGGGTCCAAAACCTCTCAGCATTGTAATGGTGAAGCAGTTGATTTTGAGCAATTAGGAACAGCTAATCCAGAAGTTGCAAAATGGATTACCAAAAATTTAGATTGGGATCAAATCATATTAGAGTTTTATAAAAAAGGTGAACCAAATTCAGGGTGGATACATTGTTCATACAAAAAAGACGGAACGAATCGAAAGAAGATAACAACAGCGTTGGTAGTAAATGGAAAAACCACTTACAAAAACGGTTTTGTTATTTAGTCGAATTTATTATTAAAATTTATTTACAATTCCTCTTCACGGTGGGCGCATTTATGGGTCGCTCATGGGTTGACAAACACATAAAAGTGTGTTATAATAGATTAGATGAAATTAATAGTGATTATGATAAACAAACCCGCAATTATTGGTATCCTAAAAAATAAATGTCCAAATTTTATACTAGTGTAGTATGTCTTGGTAATTATATTTTCGAAAGAGGAATCGAAAATGGATTTCCTTTTGATGACAAGCACGAATTTAAACCCACTTTATACATTCCTACCACAACTAAAACTGATTGGCGAACTCTTGAAGATGAGCCAGTAGGCCCGGTTCAATGGGGAACTATCAAAGAAACCCGCGAAGCAATGAAGAAGTATGAAGGTGTGCAGAATATGCAGATCTACGGTCATACTAATTACAATTATTCTTATATTGCGGAAACATATCCCAATCAAGTAGATTATAATTTTGAACACCTCAAGATAATGTTTCTTGATATTGAAGTTGGTTCAGAACATGGTTTTCCAAATCCCGAAAACGCTCAAGAAGAAGTCACCGCAATTACAACCAAAATAGGTGATGATATTCAAGTTTGGGGTTGTTCTGAATTCAAGAATGGTCAAGAGAATATCACATATAACAAATGTGGAGATGAGCGACAACTATTAGAACAGTTTGTCATGTATTGGCAACAGAATTGTCCTCATGTAATTACTGGTTGGAATACCAAAACATTTGATACTCCATATTTGGTCAACAGAATTCGAAGTGTTTTAAGTGAAACATGGGTCAAGAAACTCTCGCCATGGGGATTTGTTAAAGAACAGAAAATCTTTGGTATGGGTGGTCGTGAAGTTCAGACATACGAAATATATGGCGTGTCTGAAATTGATTATCTAGATGCTTATAAGAAATTCACTTATACAAATCAAGAATCTTATAGGTTAGATCATATCGCCTATGTTGAATTGGGGGAAAATAAATTAGATTATTCTGAAGTAAATTCATTACACGAATTGTATAAAACAGATTATCAAAAGTTTATTGAATACAATATTCAAGATGTACTGTTAGTTGATCGCCTTGAAAAGAAGATGAAACTTTTAGAGATGATTATTTCTCTAGCATATTTGTCAAAGTGTAATTTTACTGATGTATTTGCACAGACAAGAATGTGGGATTGTATTATTTACAATCATCTCTTGAAAGAAAAAGTTGTAATTCCACAAAAGAGCAAACAACGTAAAGGTGATATGTATGAGGGGGCTTATGTTAAAGCACCTCAGACGGGTATGCACAAATGGATTGTTAGTTTTGACTTGAACAGTCTATATCCACATTTGATCATGCAGTACAACATTTCCCCAGAAACTATTCTAGGAACATGGAAAGATGACATTGGTGTAGATGGTCTTGTAAATAGGGAATTTGATACAAGTACGTGGAAACAGAAGGACATAACAGTTACACCGAATGGATCAGTTTATCGAAGAGATAAGCAGGGGTTTCTTCCTAAATTAATGGAAAGTATGTATAATGATAGAGTTACATACAAGAAGTTGATGATAGAAGAACAGAAAAAGGGAAGAAACTCAGATCCAAATAAATTATCACAATATTACAACTATCAACAAAATTTAAAGATTGCACTCAACTCTGCATATGGTGCAATGGGGAATCAATGGTTTCGTTATTATGATGAACGTAATGCGGAAGCTGTTACAGCAGCAGGTCAGTTATCAATTCAATGGGCTGAAAATGCGGTGAATAGTTACTTAAACACTACATTGGGTACTGTGAATAAGGATTATATTGTTGCTATGGATACTGATTCTTTATATGTTTGTCTTGGTGATCTTGTTTCTAAAGTTGGTATTACCGATAAAGAAAAAATCGTTGGATTCTTGGACAAGGCCTGTGGAAGAATAGAAGGAGTCATTGAGAAGGCATATAAAGAATTATCTGAGTATGTAAATGCCTATCAACAAAAGATGGTCATGAAACGTGAAGTGATTGCTGATACAGGAATTTGGACGGCGAAGAAACATTATATTCTGAACGTTCATGATTCTGAGGGTGTTCGATACGAAGAACCCAAACTAAAAATTGTGGGCATTGAAGCAATTAAAAGTTCTACTCCGGAAGCATGTAGAGATTCATTGAAAGCCATTTTCAATATTATTATTTCAGGTACAGAAGATGATGTGATCAGTTATATTGAGACATTTAAAGATACATTTTTTACTTTAGATATGGAAAAGGTAGCATTTCCAAGATCAGTTAATGGACTTAAAAAGTATAAAGATCCTTCCGCAATTTATAAGAAGGGTACTCCAATTCACGTAAAAGGTTCGTTAATTTATAATCACATGCTCAGGTCACAAAAACTAACAAGAAAATATCCCATCATAAAAGAAGGTGAAAAGGTTAAGTTTGCTTATCTTAAAGATCCGAATCCAGCAGGTGACAAAGTAATTTCTATATTAAATAGCTTACCTAAAGAATTTCAATTAGAGAAATATATAGATTATGATACACAATTTGAGAAAGCATTTGTAGAGCCATTGAAAGGTGTATTAGATGTAATTGGATGGGATACTGAACGGCGTTCAAGTCTTGACAATTTTTTTATATAGTGTATAATAGGAGTAGATATGGCAGGAAGTATAATGGTACGATATGCAAAGAAGACCTACAAACAAATGAATAAAGAGCATTCAGGGTCTCATGCACAAATGAAAGTATTAAATCATTCGGTAGACATTGATCCGGATTCAATTAGTTATATGACTTTTGATAATATGAAGGACGCGAATAAGTTTGCTACTAGACAACAAGAACGGGGGTATCATATTATTGAGGTAAGAGATGACTACAAAAGATCGTGATTATAGAAGTTGGATCGATGAGGAATTACAAAATCTTCTCGATGGTTATCGATTCCAAAGAGATAATGTTGTGGAGACTTATACTGAACGGGCAGAGTTGAATGTAGAAATACAGTTAATTAAACAAGAATTTATTAATAGAGGTAAGGGTGAGTGATTATTTAGATAATTTATTAAAAGCTACTGGTAATGAATTCGCAACAAAAGTTTCGGATGGAATTGAAGCAGGCGATGTATCTACATATGTAGATACAGGAAGTTATATTTTAAACGCATTAGTTTCAGGAGATATTTATGGAGGAATCCCTTCTAATAAGATTACAGCATTGGCAGGAGAAACTGCAACTGGAAAAACATTCTTTGCATTGGGTATGGTCAAACAGTTTCTTACAGATAATCCTAGCGGTGGTGTTCTTTATTTTGAGTCTGAATCTGCTCTCACTAAAGACATGATTGAAGAGAGGGGGATTGATTCAAAACGAATGATAATTCTCCCTGTCACCACAATTCAAGAATTTACACACCAAGCGGTTAAAATAGTAGAAAATCATACAGAAGATAAACCGATAATGATGGTCTTAGATTCTCTTGGAATGTTATCAACAACAAAAGAAGTTACTGACATTACCGAAGGTAAAGAGACTAAAGACATGACAAGAGCACAACTTGTCAAGGGATGTTTCAGAGTCTTAACACTCAAGTTAGGTAAAGCTGGAATTCCTCTACTTGTAACTAATCATACATACAAACAGATGGGTACAATGTTTCCAACTGATGTAATGGGTGGCGGTAGTGGTTTACAATATGCCGCTTCAACTATTATATTTCTTTCCAAGAGAAAAGAAAAAGAAGGAACTGATGTTGTAGGAAATGTAATTCATTGTAAAAATTTCAAATCAAGATTGACTAAGGAGAATAAAAAAATTGATGTTCTCTTACGATATGATCAAGGATTGAATAGGTATTACGGGCTCATAGAATTAGCAGAAGACGCCGGAATCTTTACCAAAGTATCTACAAGATATGAGATGCCTGATGGTTCTAAAGTCTTTGGTAAGGCAATTCTAAAGGAGCCCGAAAAGTATTTTACACCAGAAATCCTTGATAAGTTAAATGATCACGCCAAGAAAGTTTTTCTTTATGGTGGATTTGATGAAGAAAGTGAGGTAACAGATGCCAAAGAAAAGTGAATTTTTTAAAGAGGGTAATAAATCTGATAC